GGAAACTTCCCGCTATTGTTCAACTGTTGCCAGCCAACAGATGTATTCCAACCCCAATTCACTAGATACACTAAAATCGGTTTATGTTACAATTTCTAACATTAAGTATATCCCCAGAGAATGCCCAGACCGGGACACTTGGAACAGGCTTAACGAAAGCACCGCTACCACTTCGGATATTCCTGAATGGTATTACGAAACCGAAGGACAAATCGGCTTTTATCCCAAATTTTCTTCTTCGGGAAACACCATTACGATTGAATACGAGCTAAAAAGAAAGAATTTGAGCATATCCGATTACACTACGGGAACAATTACCTCTATCGCAAATGGGGCGACTACGGTTACAGGAAGCGGAACAACTTGGACTTCTAAGATGAACGGGTTTTGGATTTGCATTACTGACTCGGCTACCGCTAACACGGGAGACGGGGTATGGTATCAGATAGACACGGTCAATTCAACCACCGAACTTTCCCTGTTAAAGCCTTACGAAGGACTTTCAATTTCAGTGGGAACTGCCGCTTACACGATAGGACAATGTTCTTTATTACCAGAGGATTTTCAAATCCTGCCCATTTGGATGGCGTGTCAAATTTATTTCACTTCGGTTCACCCCGACTCGACCAAATCCCAACTTTACAAGAATTTGTATAATGAAGGAATTAAGCGTTTGGAAGACGCTTTCAGCGACAAGGGGTCAAGCCCCGTGATTGAGGATAGGCAGGGAGTCCAGCCTAACCCGAATTTATTTTTGAGTTTATAAGATGAAATCGGACAATATCCAAGAAATTAACATCAATTCAGCTTTAGGGGGGTTATCCGTATCCCAGTATTTCGGGACAGAGGATTCTTATAATTCAGCTATTGGGGTTGATTTGGATTTTCCCATTGGTTCTGGTATTCGTACTTCGGGACAGCTAATCCCCACCGTCTATGAGAAGTTCAGCGGAGCAAATATAGCTAGTTCTCCTCTTTGGATTTCTAACAATCCTAAAAATACCAATACTTATGTTCATTGCCTAGACGGAAAGTTTATAAGCTATGATTCTGGTTTGGCTAACGAAACTTTGATAGGAACTCCCACCAGCGGAGCGGGTAATGGAATGAACTACTACAATAATTATATCTATTTGATGACTCCCACCAATGTTTCCCGTTATGGTCCACTTAATGGTTCTCCTTCTCTTGCAAATTCTTGGTGGACTGGGTTGTCTCTTACTGCTCCTACCAATACCACTTATCCTTCATTAAGAGGTGTTACAATTCCTAATCACGCTGGATTTGTTCATCAGGACAATTCCTTGTATTTTTGTGATTTTGTCAACGGGCAGGGAATAATCAATAAGATAAGGACGAAAAAGGTAACAGTTGAAGGGGACACCAATGATGTTTCTATTTACAATGCCCTTGACCTTCCCTTCGGATATTATCCGGTATCAATCAGCAACTACGGATTGGATTTGGCGATATTAGCTATTCAAGTTACCTCAAGTTCAATCAATCAAGGGAAGGCGGCGGTTTTTTTCTGGGAAACTACTAACGTGGACACTTTTTACAAACAAGTAGATTTGGCCGACCCGATAGGGACTGCTTTATTTAATCATTTAGGAGAACTTTATGCCTTTACGGGCAACGGGGTGAACGGAGTCAGGTGTTCTAGGTTTAACGGGGATAAGTCTTTTGATGAGGAATTTTTTATAGAGGAAGGAACTCCCCCGTTTCAGGGAGCGGTTGACTCAATGGGAAGTCGAATTTCCTTTGGGGGCTGGAATACCTATCCCGAAAGTTCCGCCTGCGTGTATTCCTACGGGAGCAAAATGAGCAACTTCTTAAAAGGTCTTCACGTTCCAGTAAGAAGCACCTCAACGGGAGCTAACCAGAATGTTACTTCTTTAAAATATGTCCAGCAGTCTAGTTTTGTTAAGCCGCAGATAATCGCTGGCTGGGGAGATGACAGCGCAAAAGGACTGGACAAACTTTCAACTTCCGCCACCTATAATTCCATTTGGCGGAGCAAGATGATAAACATAGGAAAGCAATTTACGATAAAAGAGATAAGGATACCTTTAGGAGTAACTTTAGCTTCTAATATGACACTTACCGTAAAAATATACGTTGACGACCTGTCAAACTCTCAAACCTTAACTACGATAAATTCCACTAATTTTACGGGAAGAAAAGTGTTATTTAAGAATCCAGAGATTACTTTAGAAGGACATAATAATTTGATGATAGAGTTTAAATGGACGGGGACAGTCCAGTTACCAGTATTGTTTCCAATTACCATAACAGTTGAACTTTATGAGTCAGAACAAACCACTAATGTATAACAATGGCAGAACTAGAACAATATAATTTACCTCAACCAGCGCCCGAATACATCACGAAGAACGACGCGATAAATATTATCAACTCGGTTCTTTCCAATTACGCGGGTCAATTGAGGTTGGTTAGCGGTAATATTGCCATAAAAGGAGATGACATTACCACTTCTTTCGGCGATAACGGTAATTTTATCAAGGATGTAATAAATGCAAAGCTAGACACCGACTCCAAAAAAATACTTTCCGACTTTGACTTTGGCACGACTAATTACGCCGGAGCGGTAAAGTCGGGTGATATAACTTGGAACACGACAACGGGAGCAATAACTGGCGGAAGCGGGGTTGTGGTTTATCGTAAAGGAATTGTAGGAGCTGCTAGCGGAGTAGCAACCTTTACGCTAGATGCGACTACGGGGAATGCCACTTTCGCGGGAACATTATCGGCTGCTTCGGGAACTTTAGGAGCTATTACAATAGGAACAAATGCCTGGCACGTGGACTCTTCGGGAAATATGTGGTGGGGAAGTCATGCAAGTTATGCGGCTGCTTCTATCAAAATTTCCAGCGCTGGAAGCATAGATTTTACCACTGGTAATTTCTCTGGTAACTTGAGCGCCCCTTCGGGAACTTTAGGAGCTATTACCGCAGGTACCTTTACGGGAACAACTATACAAACAGCTTCAACTGGACGCAGATTAAAACTAGACGGTTCCACAACGAACTATCTTCAAATGCTAAACAATGATACTAGTTTGGCAACTATGGGAATAGATACTGATGATAACGTAAAACTATCCAGTGTTTCCAGTGACATAGAAATGAGAGTTCCTTCTTCCCGTTCCTGGGGTTTTTTCGTAAATGGCACAAGGGAAGTCCAAATGGACGGCGATGGAGACATTTTACCAAGAACCGATAATGTTAATAGGGTTGGGAATGCCACTACCCGCTGGGGAGATATTTATGTTACCACTCTTCACGAAGGTTGTTTATGGCTTGATGAATATGACGATTTGGCAATTCTTAACGCTTGCAAGCCTAGAAAAGACATAAAAGGAAATATAATAAGGAATGAAAAAGGACAGGCGAAACTAGACACTTATTCTTTGCCAGATTGGATACACGATGAGAAAAATATAAGGGATGAAATTGCCATAAAAAAACCTTTATTGGAAAAACAACTAGTCGAAATAGATGAAAAAATAAGCAACTCAAAGAGAAAAGATTTACCGGCTCTTAAAAATTATAAAAAAACATTGGAAGAAGAATATTCCAATTATAATCTTACTGAAGAAGAGATTGTTGATAGGACTGGAAGAAACTTAGGGGCTTTTGTAGATGTAATAGCAGGAGCAGTAAGGCAATTGGATAAAAGGTTGACTTTAATTGAATCTAATGTTTAACAAACAACAACTAGAAAATTTAGTGGTATTTTTAGACCGAGTCGAGATTAAAGGTCATTATGAGAGACAGGAAATGAATAAAATCGTAGATATTATAATTCAACAAATTAATAATTTAACTAACAAAGATGCCGGTATCACAAGCACAAAGCAAACAGAACATACAAAACCTAGTGAACAAGGGAGTTCCACAGAATATGATAGCCAATTACGGGAATCGTCTCAATCCTAAGGAGATGAATAAGATTTTAGGAATTTACCAAAGTGGAAGAAATACCCAACAACCTCCCACTATGGCTCCCATAGACCCAGTAGCATCTGCCCAGAACTCCCTTTCTCAAGCAATGAGTAGGACGAGTGAGGAAACTTCGGCGGAGCAGGCACTAAGCGACTTGGCGTATAAGAAACAACTGGGACTAGATACGGAAGCGGGAAGAGCCGTCCCTATGGGGTTCGTCACGGGGGCGCAAGCCGCCATTGAAAGGTCAGCCGCAACAGCTACTATGCCACTTGAAGCCCAACTAAGAAGATTACAGGAGAAGAGACAGACCGCCACCGATATAGCCAAGAGTCAACTAGAGTCAGCCCAATGGGGAGCGGAACAAGCGAGAAGAAAGAGCGAGTTTGAACAAAGTTTAGCTGAACAGGTAAGAGCATCCAAAGCCCAGGAGAAAAATAATGCAATGTTGGCTAAATTACAGAAGAAAGAATTTAAGTTAAAGAAAGATTTGCAGAAATTTGAGAAGAAGATGAAAGTAAGAGAATTAAGTCAACAAGAAAGACTACAATACGCACAGTTAGGGAATCAATACAAGATGAACCAAGATGATATTAAATCAGCTATGGATATAGTTCAAGAAGAAATAAAAGCGGGAAAATTTAGTGATAAGAAAAGGGGCTTAGGTGATTTGTAAATTAAATTCCAAGTAAATGGATTACTTTTCACAAAAATTAAGGGAACTATCTAAAAAAAATACTGAATTGCCAGGGGCTAGTAAAGTTAAAGCTGGAGTAAGTAGCCAAATTAAACCTTCAGTTACTAAACCAACCTACTATGGTGTGGCGAGGTCTTTTGCTGGCCCGACAGTTAATAGGTTGTCAGACAAGACAAATATTCCCTTTAAGATGAAAAGTTTTCAAGACCCTATTGTTAATAGGTTGTATGAATCTAGTAAGACTACTTACTCCCAGAGGGCTTCCGAATTCCAAAAGCCATTATTGCAACAGGCGAGAGAATTTCCAAGCGATGTTAAGAAATACGTTGCCCCTAAAAGTTTCGTTCGGGAAATACCAGAAGTAACCAAAACCGTATCCAGTAAAATTAAAGAATTTCTAATTCCAAAAAGAGGATATACCGAACAGCAACTAAAAGAGACGCAACCCACGATAAAAGAGTCGGCTGTCGGGGCGGCAAGGACAGCCAGTGAAATTTTAGGGGGAATGGGAAGATTGGGAATGATTATAGGGGAAAAACTGAAAAGCCCAAGCAAAGAAGAAAAAGACAAAGCGGAAAAAATAGTAAGCTGGTTAGAAGAGAAGGGAAAACCAAAAACAGCAGGAGAAGCAAAAGCAATGAGATTTGCTGATATTTTAGGAGTTGCTCCAATCGGGGCTGTTACTAAGGCAAGCAAACTTAAGATTGGAAAAATAAAAGACGCTCTAAAAATTGCAGAAACAACAGAAGATGTAGGAAAAATAGAGGGAAAGACCGGATTAAAATTTACACCAACAGAAAGAAAGATTTTATCTTTAACGAAAGAAGATAATATTATTAAAACAATAGTAGATGATAAAATTACAGATAAAAGTGTAGAAGGTATCAAACCACCAGTTTCAGAACAAACCCCTCTTAAAACGCAACCTCGTGCGAATGAGAGTGATTTAATTAAAGAAGTTCGTAATAAGAGTGAGGATAAGACAAAAATTTCCAAACCTAAAGTAATAAGTCAAGAAAGTACGGAAAAATTAAAGCAATACTTATCTGCCAAACCAGAGGAAAGGTTACTTTTAGAAGAACACAAGCCAACATTTACTTCTGTTAAAGAAGCCAAACAATACTTCAAAAAGACTGGCGAAGTTCCGGAATTTACAAATGTTTTAAAAGAAGGAAAACCGATGCTTATGGCTGAAAAGGGTGGAGAAATGAAACGATTAAAAGTTAAATTTAAGGATAATAACGAGGCAACTAAAATTTGGATTAAGGAAAATTTAGAAAATAAGGGATACGATTATTCAAGAAATACTTTTGGCAAAGTTAGAAAACTAATCACATCAGGACAAAAAATTTTACAGAAAAGTGGAGAAGGAGGACAAAGAATGGCAAATCTGATTGAGAAACAAAGAATAGATAAAGATAAAATGGTTGGGGCTTTTAATAAATCTGTTGATGACAGTTTAAGAGGACTCAATCGTAAGGAATTATTCAACCTAACCGATGTTTTAGAGGGAACAGGAAAATCTATTAGTGATAATGTTTCAAAGGCTTCTGAAAATGTCAGGAAGATACTTGACATAGTTGCTGAAAAGGCAAAAAAAGAGGGTTTTGAAATAAGACTTAAAAGTGGAAAGAGAGTTCCTTTTTCTAAAATGGAGCATTACTTTCCTAGAATTTATGATTTTAACAAACTCCAAAAGGCAAAACATAGGGAAAAAGCCATAGAACATTTAGTAAATACTGGGCAGTTTAGAAATAAGGCGGAAGCAGAAAACGCTTTGGAAAATTTTATCTTAGACAACGCTGAAAGACGGGCGGGAAACCTAGAAAACACAAGGTCATTAGACCTTCCAGGTTACGAGAAAGACCCACGTATAGCTATAAAGAAATACCTTGAAAGCGTTTCAGGAAGATTTACCGAAGCAGAAAATTTTGGTAAGAAAGACGAGGTAATTTCAGATTTGATAAATAAAATATCAAAAGATGGATTTGATTATAGAGAATCTCAAAGAATTTTTGACCTTCTTTACAGGGGAGAACCAAAAAACAAAATAGTAGATGCGTATAACGCCTATCAGGTAGCGACTAAAATGTCTTTGTCTTTTATAATGAACACTTCACAAATTTTAAATACTATTGCCACTTACGGAACATACAACACCTTGAAAGCGGCAACCCTTCTTGGTGGTGAGAAAATGGCAAACATTATTAAAGTTAGCAAAAGCAGGAAATATCAAGACATTGTTAAAATGTCAAATGTATTTGACGACCCGATAATGTTTAAAGAAGCTGGTATTAGGGGTGGTAAAATAGTAAGGGGAATTATGTTTCCTTTTAGAAAAGTTGAGGAAGGACTGCGTTCTGTTTCTTCCGTAGCGGGAACATTAAGAGCTAAAAGTCTTGAAGAAAGAATTGCAAAATACGGAACTGAAGGAATAATTGGGAGGCACGCTTCAAGAAAATTAAAGGACTTAGGAATTGACCCAAATAAATTATTAAAAGGAAACCTGACACAAGATGATTTGATAACAGCGGCTAATAGAGCGTCCGAAAAAACTCAATTTAAGGTTGACGCATTTAATCTTCCGCCTTCTTGGAGAACACCAACTGGAAGGGCAGTTACATTTTTAAAATCTTTTCTTTACTTAAACACAAAATTCGGAAGAGATGAAATTTTGAAAGAAATTAAACACGGTAACCTAGCTCCTTTTGCTAGATACATCATAGGCAGTGCTATTATTTCTCCTTTTATTATGGATTTAGCCAACAAGATTAGAGGCAGGGAGAAAGAAGAAGAAAAAGGAGGAATAGACATAAGGGATTTGGATAAATACACCAAAGCTATTTCATCTTTCTTTACTGAACCGATTGTGCAGGGAGATTTCTTGAAAAAAACTTGGCAGAGCAATTATCTATCAACAACAGAAAAAGTTGGAAGAACTGCTAGCACAGCATTGGTTGGTCTTTCAGACCCTGTAAATTTAGCGGCTTCTATCGAATACTACGATAAAATAAGGAGGGAAAACGAGGAAAGAAGGTCATCAATAGCAAAAGGAAAGGTTGAAGAAAAAGACCCACTATTAAAACTTAAAAGGCTTGCTTCAGAGAAGATACCTTTTGTTGGAAGCCAAATAAAAAATAAGGCTTTTGGGTTTCCCAAATCCAACAAGTCAGAACCAGAAAAAGAACTTACAAGAAAGATGTATGAATTTGATAAGGAATTAAGGGAAAAATATGAAAGCGGCAGCAAAGAAGAAAAGCAAGCTATTCAAAAATATATTAACGAACTGCCTGTTGATAAAAGAGAATCTCATAAATATTCACTACAACAACTAGGCATAGATGTTGAAGGGATAACTACATCAGAAGACATTATCAGAATGCAACCAGTGTATGATAAAATAATAAGGTTAAGAGATACTGGTATGAAAAATGAAGCAATAAAAGAAATTGAAGGACTTTCAGATGAAGATTATGATGCTTTGATAAAAGTTTCAAACCGAGAAAAAGAGTTAAAGGTTTTAGAAGGATTAAATGAAGAAGAAAAGGAACTTTATAAAAAATCAAATAAGGAAAAAGCCGAAGTTATCGGGGAAGAATTTTATAAAGTAATAAATGATAAGGAAAAGAAAAAAGAACTTGTTAAGAAATATGATAAGTTTAATCTTTCACAAGACACTCTTGATAAGATTTTTGATTATATTGATATGAGAAAATCTGGAGATATAACCGATGAAGAGGTAAAAAAAGTTTCACTTGGAGACACAAAAACAGCGTTTGTTTCATTGTTATCTAAGGCGAAAAAGAAGAAAGAAAAAGAGCTTCTAAAACCGATAGAATATAATTCTAAAAGTTTAAATAACATAGAAAACGGTATAGTTTCAGGGTATAACATCAAAAGTTATGCTACCGACCCGACACACGAAAGCAAAATAGGCTCAATTGTAGCAAAAATTCCTAAAATAAAAAACCATAAGCAGACACAACGATACATCAATTCAAAAGCTAAAGACAGTCCTGTAACTGGTAAAATGATAATCAGAGCGGCGAATAAATACAAGGTTGACCCAAGAATGATTTTAGCAATTATACAGCAGGATAGCTCAATCGGAACGGTTGGGAGAGCGGTAAGGACGAAAAATCCAGGGAATGTGGGCAATACCGACTCTGGGGCTACAAGGTATTACGGGTCTTGGAAAGAAGGGGTGGAAGCAGTCGCTGAATGGCTTAAAAAACACGAGCTGTGAGAAAATATATTCAGACATAAATTTGGAGTATAATTAACAAATGGAAAAATCAATTACTAAACTAGAAATCAACGTGGCGGAAATCAAAACAGAACTTCGTAACCTCACAGAGGAAGTCAAGGAATTAAGAAAGGAAGTAAAACTCTTCGCCAGCAAAGATGAGGTGAATGCTGTTAAACTGGATGTAGAGAAGCTAAAAAATAAAATATTAATCGCTACGGGGGTGATAATGGCACTTGTATGGCTTCTTAACTATTATAAAATTAAAATCTTTATATGAATTACGATGAGGAAGAAATAGGATGCGGGATTTATTTTGTTATGTTAATGTTAATTCTAATGATGCTGTGGTTTGTTCTCTCTATACATGATAATATTAAAAATCTAATTTATGGGTAATATGATTACTATAAACCAACAGGACTATCCCAACATTAAACTAGGAAAATCGCCTTGCACTTGGGCTAGATACGGTTGTCTAAGTTCGGTTGTCCTTATGGGATATAATTGGCTTAATAATAAAGAAATGCTTCCGCCCGAAGGGGTCAAAAAGCTCTTATATTCATCTGAGGGACTTTTACAATGGGGTTCACTTTGTAACCTCAACTTGGAACTTAAACAAAGCATACGGCACAATCCTGGAAGCGTGAGAGGGGTTGTAGATAAGTGGTGGAAGGATAAAAATGTATTTTGCGCCCTCGAAATTAAGAACGGGGTACACTTTGTCTGGCAGATAGGAAGATATTGGCCTGGATTAGGATATAGGATATTTGACCCTTGGACAGGAAAAAAAACTTGGCAGAAAAACGATATTACGGGTTGCAGGATTATAGGTAATAATTAAATTCCTAAAATGCAAGGTTACAAAACCTACACGGGAATTATACTGATGTTGCTTGGTATGCTCGGCGTGTTCAAGTATATTGCCGAGGATCAGGCCGCAATCGTGCTTAATGCGATCCTGGACATAGTAGGGGTGGTAGTCGCCCTCTACGGAAATAGGGACGCACATCGCCGCTTGAGCGAAGCAGAAAAAAAAGCGAGCGAGTTTGAAGATTAATAATCAAATTACTTGCGTAGCAACGAAGCATCTTTTGTTTTTCGCGCGTTATGCCTGATAGTGATTGTGATTATTCTCTGCATTATCCTGATGAGCTACCAAATAGCGCAGGCCGGGGTAAGGTTAAAACTGATGATAAGAAGCGGCGAGATTTGGAAGCAATACAATCTGGAGCCGGAGCCAGGCCAAAAAGAGATTGAACGGCAAAAGCGGTTGCCCAATTCCTTTAGATAAGGACTCGACAAAAAAGGAGCAGGTTTAAGTCCTGCCGGCGTCATAAATTTACAAAATTAACAAAATGATTAGAGTAAGAGCTTATAGCCAAAAGATTATAAAGGAAGCCGTTGCTAATCAACCAATTGGCTCGCTAAAGAAAGTGTTAAAGTCGATAAATGGAAGAGTGGAAAAACCAGAAAATGAAACTTGGGTAGAACACCAAAAGGAAATGGAGCGTCTTTTCGCTCTAAAACAGGCTTTTATGAGTAAGAATTGACAAAAAAATATAAATCCGTATAATATAAATACAATTTAATCTGTCGCGAGATTAAAAGGATTGTGGGTCGTTCTGCCCTCTTGCCGTTCTCGCGACAGGGCAGAGGCAGGCGACCCAGAGTCCTTTTTTTAATTTTTTAAACAAAAAAAATGGGAAAAAGAAGAATGTTTAGTTTAAGAATTATAGATACGGCAAGATTCCTAAAAATGCCGATTGATTCTCAAGTTCTTTATTTCCATCTGGGGTTGCGGGCTGATGATGATGGCGTGGTTGAAGCATATCCAGTTATGAAGATGGTAGGAAGCACAGAAGATAATATAAGAGTTCTAGTGGCTAAGGGATTTTGCACAATTTTAAATGAAGATTTTGTTACATATTTGAATGACTGGCAAGAACATAATTTAATTAGGGCGGACAGAAAAATTGATAGTATTTATAAGGAACTTTTAATCAAATTTAACATAGACACTGTAAGCCCAAAACCTAGAGCAGATACGAAAAAACTTACTGGACGTCCAATGTCCGTCAATGGACGGCGTAAGTTAAGTAAAGTTAATATAAGAAAAGATAAAAAAAATAAAGAATATATTTTAAATAATTTAAGAGAAGAATTAAAAGAAAAAATATCACTAAAATGATAGTATTCATAGACGGATTACAACTAGAAAATAAAACCTTAGAAGAAAAATACAACAACAAGCAAGGTTTTAAATTTACTTACAAAGGAAAAGAATACACTCATAAAGATGTATTTGCCGTGGAACATCCTGACCAATTTGAAAAAATACGTGAGCAACTAAAATTAAAAGGAATAATAAAATGAAATATCCAGAAGATTATATTGGAAAAATAGTTTGTGGCGATTGTTTAGAGGTTATGAAAGGAATACCTGATAAAAGCGTGGATTTGGTTATAACTGACCCACCCTATGGATTGAATTTTCGCTCACCTTGGCCGAGCGAAAAGAGAAAGAAAGATTTTATCACTAACGATAATCCAGATGACTTAGTGCCGTTAATTAAAAAAACAATTCCCGAACTTGTAAGGGTGTTAAAAGACGACTCAGAGATATATTGGTTTTGTGGTGGTGGTGGTTCACCTATACTGGCTTGGGCTTGGCTTGCTTTTAAGGAATTAGAACCAATGATTAGGGTAAAAAATGTTCTTGTTTGGGATAAAATGTGGCCAGGGTTGGGTTGGGATTGGCGTTTTCAATACGAAACAATTTTCCAGTTGGTTAAGGGCAAGGGAATAAAAAATAACGACCCCAACGCTGTTAATGTATTAAGGGCAAAAAAACTTATTCCGATGGAAGGAGAACACCCTACCCCCAAAAGCACCGAGATAATTTATGAAATACTGAAACGCAAGACCAAAGAGGGGGATTTAGTCCTTGACCCTTTTAACGGTGGGGGTGCTACCAGTTTTACTTGTAAAACCCATCAGCGCAGATTTATTGGAATAGAAATATCCCCCAAATACTGTGAAATAGCCAATAAAAGACTAGCCCAAGAAGTGTTGCCATTCTAACCCCTTGACAGATTTAATTAACCATATTATAAGTAATTTAAGTTCTTTTACTTCACAAGATATTAACATAATATACGTGGGGAATGTCTAGACATAACGGCTCTCTGGTGCTACTGGGGATACCGTCGGACATAGAACTTAAATTAACTAAACAAATGAATTTAAAAGAAGCCAAGGAGATTATTTTAGATAGAAACTATGAAATTAGAAGTTTAAAAGAAGAAATTAAAAGATTGGAAGACGAACTAAAGGAGAAAGAAGAGCAGATTGAAGACATTAAAAATAATTTATAGTTCCTTAAAAATTGGGGTGGCGGAAAAGAAAAACGCAAACCTATATGGTTGTGGGCTACGCGAGGGAAACCAAAATGTCCACTTGTGAGGTGACTCTTTTCCATAGGGAATTAAACGGCAAAAACATCTCGGTTATTCTCAAAAAGAATAACGCAGAGGTTGGGGTTAGTAGAGGCAAAAGTTATTCTAGGGGTGACTCCCTAGCGGAAGATATGCCAAAGCGAAGGCTCGCCTGAATACCTTGTAAGGAAATCTTTGAGCCGTCTAGCGTCCACAGGAAACAACTAAAGCGAAGTTGAAAATCTGCTAGTCAACCCTAGCTCGCAAGCTGGGAGGCAGAGGCGAAAGCCAGCTAGTAGTATATATGGCAATAAAAGCTTTCTATATATACTGTTAGTAGGAAAGTAGGCGAGTGTGAAATTGTTTCCTTAATTGGAAGAGTATGACAAAGTTCAACTCCTCACCCCCAATTTTTAGTGAACTAACTAAATAAAATGAAAAATCCAATTACCAACAAATGCTTACTAAGCGAACTGTGTAAAACCCGCAAAGACATCTCACAACTGAAACTCCTGCTTGAAACAGCAGTTGGCAATCAGCACAAGATTATGAGAATAATTGACCCGCTAAGAAAAATAGAAGTGCAGGATAGAGAAAAAACTTTTGAGGAAATCTGGGGGCTAGAACCGAAAAAAGAAGAAGAACAAGCAAAACTGCTAATCAAAATGCACAACGAGATGCTTAATTCTATTTTAAAATCAATTAAATGAGTATTGACTATCAGGCGGAAGTAGAAACCGCCCAAGAAGAAAGAAAACAGCTATGTCACAAAGCCGAAGACAAAGAAGATTTTATGAGATTGGCTAATGAGTCCGGACTATTTGAAAAAGAAGAAGATGCAGAAAACTTTTGGGATAACTATCTTAAATGGGATGCGGAACAGGACAATATCGGCGGAGGTAACTAATTTAACAATATGCAATCAAAACTGGAAACGTGGGGAAACACTAAATACGAGAGATCATACAAAAAGGCGATTAAAGATATAGCCAATAACAAGTTCGTTTCACCATTAAAAGCTATCAGGTTGGCGTGCGCCGAGTATGTAGGTTTTCAGGAGCAGGAGATAAGATATTGTCCGGCCAAAGATTGTATTCTTTATGGTTACCGGTTCGGACGCAACCCTCACAAAAGAAAGCTAAGCGAGAAACAACTAAAGAATATTTCTAAACTGGCTCGGCGGAAATAGGGTTAGATTAAAATTTCAGAGGTTTTTAGTGGAGTTAGGTAAGTTTGTATCATTTTAAAAATTTAAACGCTTAAAAATGAAATTAACAGAAGCTCAACTGGAATTATTGAAAAAACCACTGCCAAAAGAAGCGGTAACACCCCACCCCACAAAATCATATCTCTCTAACATAAAAGCAATTTACGTGGTGGAGCGATTAAATGATGTTTTCGGACTTGGTGGGTGGCAGATGAAAAATAAAGTGATTGAAGCGGGAACAGATATGATAGTAGTAAAATCAATTTTTACCGCTCCCGAATACGAAATAACCATAGAAAGTTATGGCGGTAACGATAACAAGGATAGAGGTGACGCATATAAAGGGGCTTGCACAGATGCCCTAACAAAAATAGGAAGCTATTTGGGAATAGGAATGGACGTTTTCAAAGGATTAACAGAAAGAGGAAGTGTCCGTAAAGATTATGAAGCAGATAAGGAAACGGGAGAAATTAAGCCGCATTACTGCTCAATATGCGGACTCGAAATGATTTTAAGCAAAGCGGGAAAGTTTTACTGCAAGGAAGAATATGGGGCACATAGGGGAACAAAAGGGGAACCACTGGATAAAAAACCGGAAGTTATAGAAGAAGAAATAAATATAGAAGAAGAACCCTTTAACTGAAAAAAAATGATTAAAAGATTTTGCGACAAATGCGGACGGGAAATAAAACTGTATCTAAGGATTATAACTATTTCTGAAATTATTGATGACAGGAAATTTGAAAAACCAGAAACGGAAAAAGTACTAGAGTTATGCAAAGAATGTTCAGAAAAAATTTTAAAATTAAAAAAAAGGGGGGTGGCAATTTGCCCCCTACCCAGCCAAAACCCGCTACGGGCAATTATGTAGAACCAATCAGAACAGAATTGGAAACACAATTTAATCAGCTAGCGGGGAAGGATGGAGGAATCGGAAGATAATTTTTATAATAATTAACTAATAACACGATGAAAATCGCACAAGCGTTGCTTCTCCGAAAGCAACTGGAAAAAAAAGTAGCCCAGCTTGAGCCAATCAAGCAAATGGGTGATGGAGGACTCTTTGAGACCAAAGTTAAAAGAGTCAATGTCACTGAGCAAATGGATGAGGTAACAATTCAAGCTCCCAGAATAACTCTAGCGGAAGCTACAAAAGAATACGACAAATATGCCTCCGCTCTTCGGAAGTTGGATGCCTCTATTCAGAAAGCAAATTGGGAATTCGATGTGGACTTTAAAGAAAAAGAGAATCCTTTTGAAGGAAAATAGCCATAAGCGCCCATTTAGGGCGTTTATGGGACAATATGTAGCGAGTGGGAAGGCTTTGGACGTTGAGCCTTAATCAATGTGTAAATTGCAATTTACGAAACCATTTTAGCTCTTGATTGAGCAACGCTATGATAAAGCGTAATGTAAGCTCGAAACTTACGTATACTCTAAATGCTAAATTGTAATTTAATAACCATTACTTTAATAACACCAGAACAGTGAAAATCAGAACGGTTAAATACTAATCACCAACTCACTGGACATATTGTCCAATAAATTTCCTAAACAATACTTATGACCCCAGAGCAACTAGAAGAAATAAAACTTGAAACAGAACGTCTAGTAGGGCAAAACCTAGTTGATAATCCAAAGCCCCCTACCGACTACTTACAGGATGCCGACAAAATAAACGCCCTTTTGTATAATCTAGGGGAAATGCTGCTAATCCTGGAGAACGCTTACAGGCGGGACGTCCAAATGAACATAATGGGAGGAGATAAAAACGCCGTAGCCGAGAGTAAAGCCAAAGCAGGGAATAATTATAAGAGGTATCGGGCGTGCGAACTTCTATATAAACGAGGCGAGGAACGGATAAGATTGTTAAAAAAAACCGCCACAATCGCTCAAGAAGAATTTAATCGAACATAATGAAAACATCTCTAGAAAAATTTATCACAGAGTTTAACGGCTCAACTTTTTCCTCCAGTGAAGATGTCAATATGTTTTTGCGGGTGAGAATATCTCGATTAGTGGAGGAAATTTACAAAGAAGAGTTAAAAATAGCCGATGATAGGTGGAAACGAGCCGAAGAAAAACTACGTAATTATGAACAATAATTTAATTTATCATCAATGAGTAAAGAAAAACTAGAAGCAAGAGCTAAAGAAATAGAGTCAATACTTACTCAAGAGGAACTAGATATTCTAAACCTCAAGGGGTGGGATTTCAAGGACAGCTACGCTCCAATACTCAAAGAAAGAAGAATTATAATCAGGGATTTGGTTGATAAAGGATACAAGCCAGCCGAAATAAGTTACCTCTTAGGAGTGAGCTATGTGGCAATTTATGAGCAACTTAAAAAACCAATATAGTTAAATTTATTAAAGTAAAATGTGGTATCAGCAACGTGGAAATAAATATGGGGCAAAAACAACTGAGTATGGCAGGGTATTATATCATTCCAAAAAGGAAGCCGGATTTGCACGAGATTGCGATTTAAGAGTAAAAGCAGGCGAGCTTATAGGTTGGGACAGGCAAGTAAAGATTTCGCTAGATATAGGAGAATTTCACATCTGCAATTATTACTGCGATTTCTTTCTCCATTATGCCAACGGGAAAAAACAATTAGTGGAAATTAAAGGTTATATGACCGAGATTTACCGCTTAAAGCGCAAGATATTAGAAGCTACCTACTTGAAACAGCACCCCGAGATTGAATATTTAGTCATAACTTGAATGAACCAATATGGGAAACAATAAAAGAAGAATGACCGAGCCAAAGAAAACCGCTCAGCGAAAAAGAACAAATGAAAACTATCAAAAAAAATACGAGAAACTTATCAAGAAATATCCCAACCATAAAGACATAGGAATTTGGAAAGATAAGTTAGACCAGTTAAGAGTGGGCAAGGACATTAAATAACACTTTTTTAACTTTTTAATGCGATGAAACAAGACCTAAAAAAAGAACTTCAAGATAGAAAAGACTATCTAAAAGCAATCAAAAAGGCAAGACAAGAATGGTCTGATAGTATTCAGAATCAACAACAAAAATATAATAAAGCACTTGAAGAATATGCTGAGTTTGAGAAAAAACTAAAAGAGAAAGCGGAGAGCGAGGAAGTGAAATATTACAGGTGTATAACTTCAAATTTAGCGGGATATAGTTTAGGTTTAATTTATAAACGAGAAGATGATTATATTGTTGATGAAGAGGGTGAAGATAGTGTTGAATATGATGAAGAATTTAACGATTTTGAACTAGTAAAAAAACCTAAAGAGGGGGAGAAATATTGGTATATTTCAGAAGGCGGTATTGTTGACGATAATATTTGGGAGGAACACAAAGTTGACAATTTTCGTTGGAAACAAGGAAATGTATTCAATACAGAAGAATCTTGCCAAACAATGATAGATATAATAAATAAAAGAAATATATGAAAAACGAAGAATTTTCGGCAGAAATAATAACAATAGTGATAATTTTGTTTATATTCTTAATTTTACTTGCATTAATAGAGTGTATTTTTGGACAAATAGTGGCAGTTTTTATTGGATGTTTTGTAGCGTTAGGTATCATAATATATTTAGCAAAAAAAATATCTAATTAAACTAAGATGACGTTAAAACTTTTCGTTGATTTGTTAATGCTAATAGGAATTATTATTGTCGGATTTGCTCCCACGAAAAAACAAATTGATTTTGGAATAGTAATTACTTATATTGGAGCAATTCTTTTTTTAATAAATTGGATATTATCCTTTTTCCTTCCTTAATGGGTATATGGGGATTGTGGCGGAATTTAAAGCAAGCTCTGGTTATTCGCAAAATTGCTTTCATAATACCCAGCAGTTGCCAACCATATAATGCAACCGCATACCCACTAAAGAAGGATTAATTAAAAGTTTATAGAAAAAATATGGCTCTTAATCGCACCAAAATAGATTGGCCGTGGAAACCACTTTACACATGGAACCCCGTAACCGGTTGCCTTAATGGTTGTCCCTATTGCTACGCTCGGAAAATTGCTATGCATTTTGAGGGGAGCTTTAAGCCAAAATTCCACAAGAAAAGATTGCTGGATAAATTCCCTAAAAAACCAGCGAATATTTTTGTCTGCTCAATGGCTGATTTATTTGGTGATTGGATTAATCAGTTTGTGATTAATGATATAATTGCGGTTGCAAGAAATAATCCGAAACACCAGTTTATTTTCCTTACCAAAAATCCCGCGAGAATGAATAAATTTGCCTTTCCAGAAAACGCTTGGGTGGGCGTAACAGTTGAAACCAAAGATAGGTTGTGGAGAATAGAAGGACTGCAGAAAGTTGATGCCAGATACCGCTTCATTTCCTTTGAACCGCTTTTAGGCGAGATAGACACAACGCTTGACGGTTGTGGAATAGATTTGGTAATTATCGGTGGGTTAACAGGCGAAAAGGAAAAAACTAAGCGGGAGTGGGACAAAATAAGACATCACAACAAGTTCTATAAAGCCAATTTTAGGGATTAATAATTAAATTAAATAAATGAAGAAACAATTGACGACCAAAAAAATATTAGAAGCAAATCCAGAGGATGTTTTTACTCAGAGAGAGTTTTCTAAAGACAAGAAAAATTTTAAATATAAAATCAATCTTTATTATGCGACTGTGAGAAAAAAGGCAGCCGTATTTTTCTTCGATGATTATGATACTGTCGCCGTGTATGGGGAAGATGGGGAATTATTGTGGAAAGATTGGTATTCTAAATATCAAGCGTGGAAAAGAAACGGGGAATTTGTTGAACTTAATTCCTAAACTAACTAAACCTAACTATGAAAAACATTAAAAAAGAAGTAGAAGAGATAATTAATGAGTTTGAGAGCGAGTTTTGCAATAATCATCAAAAGCCAATACGTTTTTTAAGAAGTATTTTTTATGATGAGCAAGACGGAGCTGAGCAAATAGAACTATTTATTAAAAAATCCCTTACTAGAATATTAAAAGATTTTGCCAAACTCCTTGAAAGTTTGAAGGCAAAGAAATTTGAAAATGGATATTGGAGAGATATTAGCGCTAAAAACGAAACAATCGCCGAACATAACGCTAGAATTGATAAACTTATAATGGAGTTAAAAGAAGTAACGAAAAAGGAGAAAAACACCCACTAGCAAGATTGAAAGAAAAAGATATTTTAGAGATAAGAGCTAATTGCCGAGCCAAAATGCTTATTTTTTTACTGGAAAACCAACTTATATCTAATTTAAAAAAATGACTATACAAGAATTAAAAGAAAAAGTTATTGAATCAGGTATAGCTAGCGTGAAAAAATATGAAAAAGGCGAGCAAAGAGAGGGAGCGATTGAAGGATTTGAGTTATGCCGAGAACTTAACACTCCACAGGAATGTGAAAAAGAATTAAAAGAAAGAAGAAAGAAAGAAATTTTTGACGAAGATTTACGAAGCGACACAAAAAAATACTGGCGTTACCGATATGCTACACTCCAAATAGAATATTGGTATGAAATATTAAAGATAGCTTTTTGTTATCCCACTATTAGTGCAAGGGCTGGAATACGATATTCACAAATTGTAGGGGTGAAGAAAAGTGAAAAAAAATAATAACTAAACCCCCAAGATTACAAATGGTGCTTAGATAAATTTAATCTGTAGAGGGATTTTAAATTTAAAAGCACTTGACAGGGAAATCGTAATTGTAATAATTTACAAAGTTAAAGTCCGAAAGTTTGGTATAAAGCCATTATTTTGTAAAATATAATACCAAAATGGCGCACAATATAAATATTATCAATTCCAAAAACAACCTTGTTTGTTTAACAAATTTGTCCAGTTCTTTGATATTTTTTGTTATTAGTTCTTGTATCATCTTATAATTTTGAATAAGGGGAGTTTTAGACAGACTCCCTAAAACTGTTTTTTAGTCTCCTTCAGCCTCTTTTTTTCTAGCTCTTGTCCTTCTCGGACGTTTTGGGTCTTTGACCTCATCATCCTTTTCGAAAAACTTGCAAGGAAAGGAAGAGGAATACTGTTGCACAATGCAGTCTCCATCTGCAATGCACAACGAGCAATTCCTTCCCAAACAATCATCGCAGCAATGACTCATTTTGCACCTTCCACTCAACGGAGTTCCGAATGTAGATTAGGATAAGTACCACACTCGAAAGCATCACATCCCACATTTCTGTGTGAATTACCCAAGCAATCCAACAAAGCTGGGCTACTATATTGGGTAACCACGCCCACGGTATCTTTTTGCCCGCTGCCCACATTCCGAGGAATGTAAGAAATGTCGCCGTGTAAGCCCAAAAGGTATCCATTTTATCCCCCTTTCTCTGTTTCAGAGACAATCACAGAAATCATTTTCTTCTCCTTCCATACAGCTTCTACAGAAGCGGCGAATTCCCCCATCCCTGCAACCATCGCTTCTTTCTTGGTCGAGCCAAATACTTGCCAACTCTTCTTCAACTTCTTGACAGAAAGGACAGGGTATTCCAAGGGTATCTTTGGGAATAATCACGCGCGGGTCGGCAATGATGAACTGGTAGGCGCACTTCTCAGGACATACGGAGCAAAATTGATAGGTTCTTCCGTCGTAACAACCCCAGACGCGCTGGTCGTTAGGGCATACCGCATAGACAATCCTTCCTTTTGACATTTTTGCCTCCTGTTTTTGAGAATAATGATAGGGTTAACCCCTTATCCTATTTTCCCAATCGTCTTTTGTCCATCTCTTGAGAGGGTCTTCCTCTCGGGGAATGACCGTAATGAACCTTGCTTTTGTCGCAAGGCACTTATCGGAATTCTCACACCAATTACAGTCGTGAAAGTTGCTATTATCAGTGCAGCCAACCGCTCGCCCATCCTTAACAAGCACACTTATGCTCATCGCCTGCCTCCTTTTTAGGACACATTTCTTTTTTGATTTCAAAGTTCACCTTGAAGAACGGACAAGGAATTCTTACCATACAGCTTCTACAGAAGCGGCGAATTCCCCCATCCCTGCAACCATCGCTTCTTTTCTCTGTTTCAGAGACAATCACAGAAATCATTTTCTTCTCCTTTTTTCGCTAGTCCTTTTTTTACTTTAGCACAATAAAAATGAAAAAACAAAAAACCCGCTTTTTTTAAATTTGAAAATTCTGTTCGCCGCTTATCCGTTTTGAAAAATTTGCTATTTGCCCGTTAAGATATTTTTTAATGTGCCATAATTCTATCCACGTTGCATTCTAAGGTAGTTTTAATATCGAAACAGTATGTAACTACCACCTCTAAATTAAAACCGCCTTAGAATACAAAAAAGCACCATAAATAAAATTTTATATGGTGCTTTAATGTTGCCCCGTTGTTAGCGAGGGTAGCTGATTAAAGCTGTTTTTTTCTCAACTTTTTTAACTTCTTTTCTAAATAACTTTCAATTGCTCGCAAATTCCTATAAAGCTGGTATTGGGTGTCTTCTGATAAGTCCTGTTTGAAAAGATTAAACTTGGTCAGCTCTTTCTGGACTTGCATTTTTTCCTCTGGCTCATAAGTGATAAAATCTCCCCTAGCAGTTCTTTTGCAATTGTCTGAGCAATACATTGCATATGGCTTATTTTTGGGAATATCACCACCGCACCAAATGCAACAAAGATATTTTGGTTTTATCATTTTAAATTGCCTCCCTTCTTAATCAACCTTACGGCTTTAATTATTAAGGCCTCCTCATTTTGTTTGGATATTTTTGGTAGTTTTGGGCTTTTTTTCTTCAGGTGGTATTTATCCCAAATCCTGTTTAACTTGTCAAAGATATTTCGGGGGATAAAATAATGTTCCAGTCTCTTTTCTCGATGCTGACCACAACTTCCACTCTCAAAAACATAAGTATTCCCGTCAATCTCTATTTTTTCAGGATAAAGAGACAAATCAAGCGTTGAAAGTTCTCCATCAGTATTTAAAACATGCCGATTCCATTCATTCTTCCCCAATTTAGTTGTTCCGTCTTCAACTGCCATTTTCCATAGTTCCCCGTCTTCCAGTTGTTGTTGTGCAATGTCTTTGGCTTTCTCATACTCAATCGGGATAACGGTAAAACCAGTCATAGAAAAATATCCTTTATCATCTTCTATCGTCATGAAGTATATCTCATTATTAGGTGTGATGCCCGCTAATAGTCTTTTTTCCATTTTTTTGAATTATTTTAATTAAAGAAAACCTGCCGTTAAAATAATTGGCTATACAAGTTTAATCACTTGCAACTAGCGTAAAACACGGCCAAATTATTAAAGTACTGTTCAATTTTTCTTGAAATTCCCGCAATAAAAGCGGGAAAATCAACAAAAATTAAAAATAATTCTCGTCTCTTTTCTTTGAATTATAAAAATTCACTAATTAAAACCTCACTGTCTCCGTCTAAGTCGTCAAAAGTTTCCCCGTTGCGTGTTTCGTTCTCCCAGACTTTTTTAAATTCCTCTTTTTTGTGTTTTGGGCAATAAAAATGCCAGTTACCAGCAACGACTGTTTTGTTTTGGGTTTTGCAAAAATCACATTTGTAATAATTGTCTTTGTTCATTTGTTTAAATAAAATATAATTTATGGTTTTTATCTATCAATTCAACATCAAAATACTTGCCAGCTCGATTGTATATTTTAGCCGGAAAATATACCTTGCCTGCTCTTATCATTACCGATTATCCAATTTGCGGCTTATCTGTTTTTATTAAAGCATATCCTCGTTTATAAAACAGCTCTTCTTTTTTTACTCTCATTTGTTTAGTTTAATTATTTAGCTCTTATTTCCGCCTTGATAGCTAGTAGGCAAGGCGGAATAATAGCTAATAACAAGACCAGCTTACTTTTTCGCCGTTTTTGTATTCCTCGAACCAACCATTTTCTCCTTCTAAGGTGTAATGTTTTTCACCAAGCAACTTGCCAATTTTTCTTATTTCAACAATATTATATAATCCATCAGCAACATAAAAACCGGTATTTCTCGAGTCCCACTTAAAAATTTTGTAAAAACTTTTCTTCAACATTTTTGGTCACCTTCCCTTCTATAATTTGTTAAAATTAAAAAAACTGTTATAATAATAATGTTGCGGATAGGGAGGAGAAGAACAAGCGGAAGCATTGAAGGGCTATATTATAATTGTATCCCTTGCCCGCAGGTCTTCCCCTATGTATCCCTAATCCTACAGGTAGAAGGAGAATAGAGTCGTTGCTATTCTCCGCCTGTTGTAGGATTGTCATCCTCGCAATATGCTGATGAAAGCATAGAGGTAGAGACTGAGGACTATGGGGGTATAGATTGCAAGGTACATTTGGGTTCTCCTTCCCACGTGGCTTAATCTTCAACCATATTATAACTGGATTTAACAAATAGGCAACAGAGGGAACAGGCAACCCAAAAAAACCGCATAAACACTGCAAAAAAAGCCCAAAAAAGAATTCCCCAAGTTTTCAACAGGCAGTTTAAATAAGAAAAAAAAGATGCCAAAAGAACTAGAAGATAAATTAAGGAAATTGAGCGAAAAAAAACGCCTTAAGGGAAAAAGAAGAAATGCGTACATCTACGGAACGATGAGGAAAACAGGATGGAGACCAAAAGGAGAGAGAGAAAAAAGGGTGTAATGGTAACATACCACTCAAAAAATAAAACCCTCTTAAAACGCAACGTCGTGAGCCATTTTAAGATAAAAAAGGTAAAAAAGCGTAAAAATTATCTAATATGCTAACAAAAGCATAAAATGCAACAACCCACACTCAAGCAAAAGAGATTCGCGGAGGCATACAAAGTTAGTGGCAACGCAACGCAAGCAGCCAAAATAGCATACGAAACAGAAAACACAAACACCGCAGCTTGCCAAGGCTATCAAAACCTAAAAAAAGACGTTGTAAGGCAACTAATACAGGACTACGCCCCTAAAGCACTAACTAATTATATTGGACTAGCAGAAAGAGCAAAAAAGGAAGAGGTGAGGGAGAGAACAAATTACAGATTGCTACAATTGAGCGGTTATTCGCCAATTGAAAGAAAATTGACAATGAAAATTAATCTTTTTTCAAAAAATAAAAAAACCAATAAATTAAAAACTGAATACGAGCATAAACTCAAGCAATTACTCTCATAAAGACAAACATAATACGACACTATATACAAATACAAAGAAAATACTGTCTTCGGAGTAGCCTGTCCGCTCCACCCCACAGTATAATAACAATAACAAATCTTGTCAAGAGCACATAGCTAGTAACTCAATACTAATGCACATATACACTTATATGTATTATTTATGTATTGAATAATAACAACAACAAATACAAATACAAATACAAGAGAGCATAGAACAATGAAGGAGATTGAAAAAAAGCATGCTTTTCTTATAAAACCCCATACCAGAATTTTTCTTCTTAACTTCTGGATAAAAAATAGATACTAGAAAAGGTATAAACTAAAAAATTAGAAAGGTATAAGTTACAAAAAAGATATAAATTATAAAATTAGAAATTTTTTTTTATTTTTTTTTCAGAACTTGCTAACAACAACGGGGGAAAACGGCCAGTTTGCGGGTTAGACCGCACTGGCCTACCCCCTTAGAAGCCGTATTTCGTATTTCTTGCTAAATAAAAAAAAGCAAGTAAAATTATACTTGCTAGTCCAAATTAAATTTTATTTCTAAAAAAGAAAGGAAAGAAAAAATGCTACCTATCCTCACCACCCCACATCCTACTGGAATTTTAAAAAGCCCGCAAGTTTTTAATTTGGGGCTTTTTAATTTTTCACTCGGACAAATCGAGAAAGAAGCTCGTAGTAAAGCGTAAAATAACGCTTAAGACTATGACTTACTCGTTGCCCTTGTGAACTGGAATGCAAAAATGCAGACCTAACCGTCAATATGCTAAGTCTCTTTTTAATTTATGTCAAGTATTTCCTTTCCTTTTGACTTATTTTTTATTTATGTTATACTTCTGTTATACTTTAAAACCAAAAATGTATAAAGATAAACGAAAATGGAACGAGTATATGAGTAAATACAGGAAAAAAAATAAAGTTTTATTTATCCCGAAAGATGACTTTACACTTTATGAGTTAAGGGTGTGGATTTACAAATACACTTTGTTTAATGGGGTTCTTCCCGATTATATTCATATGAATGAAAAAGGAGTCCAAAACTTTAAAAGTCTCTTAAAGGATAAACATACCGTAAAAGAAAATTTGGAAATTAGTGGAGTGAAAATTAAAAACATTGATAGATGCCAAAAGAAGAAGAAATAAGTTTGGCCAGCATAAGCATACACGCCTGGATTAACGAGAACAATATCGTGAACGAAAAGGGCGACCCCATTGAATTTAGGGAGCATCTTTTTTTATTTGACATCTATTCTGACGAAAGTAAAAATCTCGTTGTTATGAAACCTGCCCAGGTTGGTCTTTCAACTTTGCAAGTATTTAAAACAATCTGGGACTCTTATAGGAGAAAAATAGACTCCATCTACTGCGTTGATGAAGAAACTGAAATTCTTACTAAAAGGGGATTTTTAAAACAGGAAGAGCTTTTAGATGATGATACTATACTTACCCTAGATACCGAAGGAGTTTCCATGTGGACAAAACTGGAAGAAATTTTCAGGAAGGAATATAGTGGTGAGATGATAAATTTTGAAGCGAGGAACTTCTCTGCCTGTGTTACCCCAGGACACAGATGGCTAGTAAGGCAGTATTATGTCCCTAAAACAAAGAAACAGGAATATTTCTTTGTTAAAACTGATGACTTTGGAAAGAAGAATTTGTTTATCCCCAAAAGATTATTAAATCCTCTTGTTTGTTCCGAATATAATGATGATTTTATTAAGTTGTTGTCTTGGGTATTTTCTGAAGGATATTATTGTAAAATAAAGCATAAACACGACTGGTCTATTATAATTACCCAATCGTTCAAGAAAAACAAAAAGTATTGTAATGAGATAGAAAATATATTCAAAAAGTTGAAATTAGTATATAAAAGAATGGTTAATTATAGGGGTGACTGTTATGAATATAGGTTTGCTTTTGAAATGGGAAAATTTATAAAGGAAAGTTTCCCTGAAAAAATACCTACTCCAGAATTTATTTCTTCTTTATCTACAAGACAGGCAAAGATTTTTATAGACGAGTTTGTAAAAGGGGACGGATGGACAGATAGGACTAATACCAAAGCAATAATACAAAAGTCAAAGAAATGTATTGATGTTCTCTGTATGGCGGCTGCGATAGCTGGTTATTCACCGAGTATTGTAAAGCCAAGTAAAAATGGTTGTTGGACACTGAGGCTTACTCAATTCGAACATATATATACCAGTGGCCTTAAATCAATAAAAAAACAATACAAAGGGATTGTGTGGTGTCCTAGAACTAAATATGGAACGTTCTACGCAAGAAGAATGGGAAGATGTTACTGGACTGGAAACACTTTGCCGACATACAACGATGTAAATGTGTTCGTTAGCGGGAAAGTCAACCGTTTAATTAAAAACAATCCTATCTTATTGGAACTCACCAAAGACAAGGACACTATTGAGCAGAAACAAATTGGTGACTCTATGATTTATTATAGGGGGACATTCAATGAGAGAGCCGCTATTATGATACCAGCTGACGTTATTATCCACGATGAATTGGATAGTTCCGACCAGAAAAACGCCTCTTTTTATGTGTCCCGTATGCAGCACTCCAAAATCAAGGAAATGAGAGTTTTTTCCCACCCGTCAGTTGAGGGATTCGGGGTTTCCCACTACTACAACAAATCCGATAAAAAAGAATGGTTCATAAAATGCCCTCACTGCAAGGAAGGACAATTCCTTAAATGGCCAGATAACGTTGATAAAGTTAGGAAGATATTTATTTGCCAATTTTGCAAAGGAGAATTGGGAAGAAACGACAGGAGAGTCGGGGAATGGAAGCCCACCGCCAAAGGGAAAAAATGGTCTGGCTACCACATTTCCCTCCTTATGTGTCCCTGGGTAACCGCCAAAGAAATTATTGAAAAGAGTGAAGACGAACAGACCGGCGTCCAGTTCTTCTACAACAAGGTTTTGGGACTTCCCTACACTGGAAGCGAATGCCTAATTACTTCCGAAGATATTTACCAGAATATCCAAACCCAAGGCACTAATTTACAGGAAGAACCGGTCGTAATTGGGGTGGATACGGGACTGGCTCTACGCTACGTAATCGGCAATCAACGGGGTATTTTCCATTACGGGGAATGCGCCAAATATGAGGACTTGGAAGCGTTCCTTACCCGCTGGAAACGCTCTGTTATGGTAATAGACGCCGGCGGAGACATTGTAGGGAGTAGGGCTTTACGAGAAAAATATCCTGGCCGTGTGTTCCTTTGCTATTTTGCCAAAGACCGCAAAACCTACCAATTACTCCGCTGGGGGAAAAATGACGACGAAGGAGCGGTAGTCGCCGACCGCAATAGAATAATTCAATTAGTGGTTGATGAGTTTAAGGACAAACGCCTTGCTTTATGGGGGACAAGGGAAGAATATGCCAATTTGGTAAAACACTTTTTAAACATTTATCGGGTGGAAGAAGAAAACAAAATTGGGATTAAGGAATTCAAATGGAAGAGGAAAGGACGAGATGATTGGTGTTTAGACGGAAATTCCATTATTCTAACAAAGAACGGTAATAAGAAGTTAAAAGATGTAACAGAAGGAGAGTATGTTCTTACCAGAAAAGGTTGGAATAAGGTTTTGAAATCGGGAATTACAAGGAGAAACACCGAAGTTTTAGAAGTTTTGTTTTCAAACGGAAGTAAATTAATAGCTACTCCAAATCATAAAGTGTGGGTGGTAGGAAAAGAGTGGACTAGACTTGACACATTAGATTATAATGATATAATACTTGCAATTAAACCAAATAAATGCAAGTCGAAACAATTGTGTTCAACGGAATTAAATTTAGAAGGTATCCAGAGTCAAAACACAGGACGCATAGATGCTACTTCTCTCCAGGAGGAAACCATAGGAAAAGAGGAATTGGACACTTACACCAAGAAATTTATCGATATTATTTTGGAAAAATTCCTAAAGGGTATTGTATCCACCATAAGGACGAAAATCCGCTTAATAATACGTTGGATAACCTTGAAATACAAAAGAGGGGAACACACCAATCATTTCATAATAGAAAATGGTTGTCGGTTCCAGAAAATAAGGAAAAAATGCTTAAACATATTAGAGAAATACATAAACTTCCACAAACCCACGCTTGGAAAAAAACAAAAAAAGGAAAAGAACAAATGCGAAGAAACGCAATTAAGGCATTTTCTATACCGCCTAAAAAATTTATTTGTATTGAATGTAAAAATGAATCAGAAACGAGAAGAAATAATGGCGGTAAATTCTGCTCAAGAAAATGTACTTCAAGGTGGGCATCAAGAAAAAGAAGAAAAGAAAAAAAGGACTTTATATGGAAAATTTGTGTCATTTGTGGAAACAAATTCTTTACTAATAAATATTTTAAAGTCAAAACCTGCTCCTTACTATGTGCGGGTAAAAAGATTAGTAAAACTAAAAAAGAAAAGGGATGTTTATAATTTGTCAGTTGAAAATTGCCACGAATATTTTGCCAATGGAATATTGGTTTCGAATTGTTTATCAACTTGCTACTTCAGGATTGGAATGAGCCGGTATGGAAGTGGTGGTAGTATAGTTGGTGGTGATAGTAGTGGTATAGTGATGGAAGGGATAAAAGAAGGAATAAGAATGAACCATTCGGAGTGTAGCAGTTTTGACACTTCAAAACTCATTATGCCTGACCCAAATCAGGACGATTGGCGTAATTTTTGACATTTGAAATTTTGTGGTAATATACACTCATTATGAAAACAAACAAATTTATAAAATTGACTTTTTGCTATAATAAGGGAACGGTTTTTTCGTTTCCTTTTTTATTTTACAATTTTGGCAAAACCTGTTTTTCTTAAAATCTTTTCAGTAAAAAAAGACCGTTCAGAAGTAATCTTTGCGGGGGATAAATGGTAGATGGCGAAATTCTGGGCAACGCTCACCCCTTGCGCCCCAGTCCGTAGTATTCTTGTCCTTAAATGGCAAGAAGCCAGTAGTTACCTACTAGCTTCTCTAACGGGATAAGTAAGAAATAAATCTTACTTACTGCCAAATACATAAAATTGTATCAACCGTATTATATTACGGGAAAAGGGGTAATGTCAAGTTTTTTGAAAATTGTTTATTTGTGCTATAATATGATTTGATAAAAAGAGCTACCGTTTAATCGTAAAAAAAAACCTTGAGTGAAACAGGAGACTTACGTGAAGGCTTCTATTCGTTAGAAGCTGAAGACAACAAAGTAAAAACGGAAAACGAAGAACAACGTGAGGGATTAGAAGACAAAGTTCCCGAACTTTCTTTAGAAATGTCTAATGAAGCCCTTTTGGATTTGGAAAAGAAATGGATTAAAAAATGGAGTGCCTATTATCCAAAGATAAAAAGTCTCCAGGAAAAGAATGAAAAATATTGGCTTGGAAAATTCTACGATTTAAAAAAGATGGAAGACGGAAATTCCATTATGGATAACATTATTTTTGAGTCATTAGAGACATTTCTTCCGATAGCCGGCAAAAATTCTCCCGACCCAGTAGTTACCGCGGACAATTCCGAAGAAGGAAATTCCCTTAGTAAAAAAGTCCAGCAAATGCTTGTCTATCTTGCCGATAATTTGCGAATGAAACTTAGGATTAAAAGAGTAATTCGTTATTGGGCCTTGTATCTCTTAGGAGTTGTAAAAGTTGGTTGGAGTTTAAAAAACAACGAGATAACATTAACTATAATTCGACCACAGAAGTTAATTCTTGACTCTGATGGAACTGTGAATGATGATATGGAATATGACGGTGAATTTGTTGGAGAGTATAAAGAAGAAAAAGCCTCAATTCTTGTCCAGCGTTTTCCTGAAAGCAAAGAGATGATTTCTGAAAAAGTAGAAGGCAATATGGGAACTAAAATAAAATACAAAGAATGGACTACCGATGAATACACTTTTTGGACTTACAATAAAAAGGTCTTAGGAAAAATAAAGAACCCCCATTGGAATTATCCTCAAGAGTCAACTGAAATAGACGAAAACGGTAATGAGGTTCCTGTTACCATTCCCGCTAAAAACCACTTTAATACTCCAAAAAAGCCCTATGTGTTCCTTTCGATATTCAACCTGGGAAAACATCCCTTTGATGAAACGAGTTTAATCGGCCAAAACCTGAGTAACCAGGACATAATCAACAAAAGAAATAGGCAAATTGACCGCAATGTTGATATGATGAATGGTTCGATAGCAATTTCAGGAGAAAAAACCGGACTTACGAAAGAACAGGCTTCCCAAGCCGTTGATGGCTTTAGAAAAGGAAAGGGGATATTTATGCCTTCTGGAGACCCCAACCAGGGTGTTTTAAGGGTTACTTCACCCAATCTCCCAAGCGACGTATACAACAATTTGATTGACGTAAGAAATGAACTTCGCAACATCTTTGGCACTAGAGGCTCTTCACCACAGGGAATAATAAATGAAAGGTCGGTAAGGGGAAAATTGACTATTGCGCAGAGTGACCAGAGTAGAATAGGTGGAGGTATAGTGGAATATGTTGAGCAGTTCTCTGATAAAGTGTTCAACTGGTTTGTCCAAATGATGTATGTGTATTATGATGAGAGTCATATAGGGGCAGTAATCGGAAGGGATAAAGCTCAGGAATATGTTGCTCTTTCTAATCAGGACTTTACTAGAAAATTAACTGTTTCTGTTAAGGAAGGTTCGCTTATTCCTAAGGACTCCGTAAGCAAGGCAGAACAGGCAATCCAACTTGCTCAGTTGCAAATGATAGATCCTATTACTCTTTTTGACCGACTGGAGTTCCCTAATCCTCGTGAAACCGCCAAACGGCTTTGGATATGGAACAATAATCCTACTTACTTGTTTAGTGGAGACCAAGATATTGCCGCTATACAACAGGCGCAGAAAGAACAGGAAGATGAACAGGAATTAAAAGCCGCTTCCTATAAAGACCAGGAACACGTTGACGAAGTTGATTTAGCAGTTAAAAAAGAACAAGCTAGAGCAATATATAATCCTAAACCTAAAAGCAATGAAACTAAGAAGACCAACACCTCAAATGCCTAAGATAGGACGGGATAAGTTAAGGCAATTTATTAACGTAAAGAAAAAACGAACATCGATTGGTCAAGGTATGATGATGAACCGAAAAATCTCCGAGAAAAAGAGACAAGCATTAAATGCTGTTAAAAGAGCAATGAAATAGCTTGATTTATTTTTATATGATATAGTATATTAAATTTATAAAGAGCTACCAGTTGACGGCTTGAGAAAGTTGTCGGGCTTGGTAGCTCTCCCGACTTCTTTCCCAGACCGTCAACTAGACGGTCTCTTTCTTTGATGCAAATAATTAGCTTCATCAACTAATATGGAAAACATCTTTGACGGTATTCAGAACGAAGGTGAACAGGAAAGTCCAATCGCGGAAACATTAAAAGAAATGAAAAGTTCTGAAAAAGAGGGGAAGGAAACCCCCGCCTCAGCCGAAGAGGAAAAAAAACCGGTGGAAGAAGAGACTCCTGCGGAGGAGGATAAAGAAACCGAAGAACAAACTCCATTCCACAAGCACCCTCGTTGGCAGAAAGTCTATCGTAGAAGCAAGGAATTGGAAAAATCCAATGCCGAGCTTACAGAACGATTGGCTATTCTGGAGGGTAAAATGGGTGAGGTCTCGGTGAAATCCGAAGATGAACCCATACCCCAATGGTTTATTTCCGCTTATGGTGAAGACAATGAATTGTGGGCTAAGTTCCAAGCGCACGAAAGACAGAAAGAAGAAAAGATTAGAAATGAAATGTATGAATTATTCGAGCAAAAAGAAATCCAGAATAAGCAGGCAGAAGAACACTGGAATAATTACCTTGAAGAAAACCTTGAACAATTAAGAGAGGAAGGTTTTAAGTTCGATAGAAATAAATTCTTAATGTGTTTAAGGGATAACGAGAACAAGGTTTTTGACAAGGATGGAAGTATTGACTTTAAGGCAGGAATGGAGATTTATCTGTGGCAGGAGGAAAAATCAAAAAAGGATATGTCCGCCCGCAAGGAACTTGCTTCCGACATAAGCAAGGAAGACAAATCAGAGGGGAAAACTCCCACTACCACCGAAAACTGGGAAACGACCAGGCAAAGGGGTTGGGGAGGAATTAACTAACTAACACATCAAAAATATGGCGTGGGGTAATAGAGTCCTGACTACGACTCAAGAAAAAATTAAAAATCAAGTAGTCGATACTGTTTTAGCGGACAATGTTTTTGCTACTAGAATGTTAAGCAAGGCCGAGAAGTGGTCGGGGGAACACATCAAATATCCGGTAAAATACCAAAAGGGAAATTCTGGTAGTTCATTTAGCGGATATGATACATTTTCAACCGCTGCTTCCGATACGAGGGTAAATATGTTGTTCTATCCTAAGTTCTACGAGATTAACATTTCCCTTCCCTTAGACGAAGTTTCTATAAACGAAATTTCCGAAACTCAAATCATCAACCTAATGAAAGTTGAATGCGCTTCGCGTTCCCAAGATATGGCTGATGAAATCGGAACTATGTTTATGGGAGATGGAACGGGAAATGGCAGCAAAGATACTGAAGGGTTGGCTTCGTTGGTAGATGACGGAACAACTACTTCCATTATCGGCAGTCTTTCCAGAACAACTTACACAACCCTTAATTCTACCGTCACGGCTTCTGGTGGAACTCTAACGCTGGCTAAGCTAGATACACTTTACAATGCTGTAACTAGCGGTATTCACAAGCCAACCGTCGGGATTACCACCGAAGCGATTTTCGCTTGGTATGGTCAGCTCTTGCAACCACAGGAAAGAATTGCCAAAGACGTTTCAATGATGAAGGGCGGTCTTACCGGAGGCACTGGATTTACGGGGCTTTACTTTAAGGGATTCCCTATCCTAGCGGACGAGAAATGCACCAGTGGAGTATTATTCTTCCTTAATGAGGATTTCCTACACTGGATAGCTCTTCCTAAGATGGCTATGACAGAACCGGTCAATTTCAAAGCCGAAATCAAGGGAAATAACTACTCGGACGTGAAGGGACTTGGATTTCACTGGAGCGATTGGGTTAAGCCGATTAACAGCTACTCGATTGTAAGCCACGTGTATCTCGGAGGTAACTTGACTTGCGACCACCCAAATAAACAGGGGAAGCTAACAGGGATTTTAGGGGTGTGAGTAGATTTTATCAGTGTTATCACTCTTGACCCAACGGGGAAGTTACTAACCCGATTGGGGAGAGCTTTTAAAAAGATAATCAATTAACAAACAACAATGGGAAAATTCAAAGACTACAATCCGGCTCTGCGCTACGGGCACAAGATTTACCCCGAAGACTTGGCCGGTATGGTTGGACTTCCGGCAGTGGGAAATGTGTTCTACGTTGACCCTTACGCCGGTAATGACAACAACGACGGCACGACTCAAGCTAGCGCTGTAAAGACGGTAGCTACTGCTTACGGGTTCTGTACTAGCGGACAGCACGACGTGGTGATAATCTCTCCTACAGGAGGTTCGGGAAGAACTGCGGAAGTAACAGCGATTACTTGGGCGAAGAGATTTACCCACTTAATTGGAAACGCCGCTCCGACAGCCCAAGACGCGCGGGCGGGAATGAATTTTGCGGGAACGACTGGGACTTCAACAGGTTCACTGTCCATTACCGAGAACGGGTGTCTATTCAAAGACCTGACTTTAACGACCACCGATGACAACAATTCGTTCGTGACTGTGTCGGGGGATTATAACTCGTTTCTTGGCTGTGACTTCAAGGGAGCATTGAACGCTACCACAGGCGATGATACTTCTATGCGATGTCTGGTTTTAAGTGGAGCGCAAGAAAATTACTTCGGTGGTTGCACTTTCGGCGCGGATACGATGATGAGGTCGGCGGCTAACTACACGATAGAGTTCGCTTCGGCGGCTTCCAGAAACGTGTTTGATGATTGTAGATTGATGATGGCGGTTGATGCGGCTACTCCGGTTCACGTTCTATTTACCGGAACTTCTGCGATTGACCGTTGGGTCGAGTTTAAGAACACTTCGTTTTATTCATTCTCGGCCAATAATGCCACTCCCGCTACGGCTTGTATGAACTTATCAGCCCAGACAGCGACGGGGCATGTCTTGATTACAGGAAACAGTTGCATTATGGGAGGCATTACCGATTGGGAAGCGACCGCTACTGGAAGGATTTATATGCAGCCCTTCACAGCCACAGCCAACGCTATCGGGCTAGCAATTAACCCGACAGTAAGCTAATAAGTAACTAACACACATGAAACTTAGAAACGTAACCGACGAGGATTATACGGAGATTGGGCTGAGACCCTATCGGGTAATCGAGGTTGATGTCAAAATGGGTAAGGAAATCCTCAAGAATTACGAAGGCAATGTGGTAGAGGAAAAGGATGTCCCTGTTAAAAAGGGAAAGAAATAATTAACTAACTTAACTAAAATGAGCAAACTAACAGCAAACACGCAGGCCATACCTCAAGACCTGTTCACTGAAAGCTCTACCCAGCAACTGGATTTGGGAGCTGAGGTAACAGCGGGGGACGGCCGAAGATACCGATATGTTCTGGTTGGGGGAACAGCTCTTGTACCAGGCAGCTTATACCAGTCACCAGCGGAAACTACTAGCTGGCAGGCACTAGCTATAGCTTCTGCTTCAGCGGGAGCTACTACCATAACAACCACATCAACTGTGACCGTTACGGCCAACCAGTTGGTAGGCGGGTATGTAGCAATAAGCACTGGGGCAACCGCTAAGGGATACCTGTACAAGATTAAGAGTCATCCAGCTGCTACGGCGGCAGTAGTAACCATCACTCTGGAAGACCCATTGAAAACCGTCTTGACTGCTGGAACCCACACGATTGACTTGATTGCGTCTCCGTATAGCAAAGTGGAGTTATGGGATTACACCAACCACGATGGAATGCCAGTAGGAGTAGCAGTTTATCCGGTTACGGCCGCTTATTACGGATGGATTCAGGTAGGAGGCCCAGCAGCCCTTCTCATTGACAGCGGGAACGTCGGGGTTGGAGTGAACGTATATGCCTCGGCTGCGGTTGATGGTTGTGGTGATGCCACCGCAACTTATGGGTTTATCGGTACTGCAGTTACAGCGGGTTCAAGTACAGAGAACGCAATAGTGAATTTGAATATCAATTAGATTGGAAGAGGTTTCGGGGCTTCCCAGCAAAAGCCCCGTTTGGGATGCCAAATCGTTATAATTCATCAAATAACAATGAGAGAAAATCCAAAACCACCCGCTCCTAAAGCGGTAACGTTCATTAACCACACAGACCAAGACTTCACCCACGAATGGGACGGAGTCCCTTACACAGTCCCCGCTAGAAGCCAGATGCTTATGCAGGACTACTTGGCGAACCACCTTGCGAAACACCTTACCGACAAAGTGATGAACGAAATGGGGATACCGACTGACTCTTCAGAAAGAGCTTCTTTACTGGCTAAATGCTTTAAACCAGAAGAACATCCACAAGTATTTGAAACGGAAGAGAAACTTGAGCAGGCAAAAATAAACGAACCTACTTTGGAAATCCCGCAAGTCCAACCAGCAGTAACAGCGGAAGCGAAAATAGAAGACAAGAAAACTCCTGATGCAAACGGAGTATATTGCCAAGAATGTGGTTCTCGTAGCCCTTATTTCCACCGTAAGGATTGCAGTAAATATGAGATTACTCGAAAAAAATGAACAAAAACTAGCGGAAGTTAAGAAAGAAACATTCTTGAAAAGCGAGGCGGAGATGTTAAGGGAAGACGTGCGGTCTTCTCTTTTGACTTTGAACAGGAATAGGGACGAAGCGGATAGGATTAAACGGGATGCCCTAAAACTCTGGGAAGAAAAGATGAGTGAGATAGATAGTGGCAAGAAAGAACTCCAAAGGTTGAGAAACGGGTTGGTGGAATTAGCCAGAAAGAGAAAGCTGAAATTAGGGAAACTAGACGAGGAAATCGTATTTTCCGACCTTTTAACCGACTCCCAGAAGTCCATAATGGCGAAAAGAAAAGAACTGGACGAGCGGAACGCCAAATTAGCTGAAAGGGAGAACGAGGTCAAGGATTTAGTCGCCTCAGTTACCCGAAAGCACCTGAAAGTTATGGGTCAAGTCGAATACGCCGCTATGCAACTAAGGTATCTCAAAGAGAGACAGGAAGAAATAAACTTGAGAGATAGGCGTAGTAAAGAAGCCGATGAGATACGCAAGAATGAACTGGATATGGAGAGAAAAGAATTAGGAAAGGAGCGGACAGGAATTGAAATCAAACTGGAAGAAATATCCGACAAAGAGAAAGAACTTGAGAGAAGAGAGGAACTTATAGAAAGTCGCAACGCCACATTGAGAGCGGCATTCCAAGAAGCTAAACTAAAAGGTATAATTTAAAATTTATGGGATTTTCACTTGGGGTAATAACAGGCATACTTATTTCTATTTTGGTTTTTTTAATTGAGATTTCACTCCAAAAGAATGGAGTATCTATTATTAAGTCAATTAAAAAACTAAGAAAACCAAAGAAAGAAATTAAATTAAAAAAGGATAAACCAAAGGAAACAGGAGCAATTATTGGAATGGATGAGGAAGAAGAAGCGCGGGCGGAAATCTTCGAGAGGAACGCCCGTGAGGGAAAAGATACTAATATGAAAGAAATATGGTCTTAATACGCATCGCCCACAACAATTACAAACCGAACTGCAAATATGGTTTCCACGATTTCCAGACCGTAAAAGAGAATGACGATTACAAGCGAGAAAGATGCTTAAAGTGTGGAAAAGAAATAACTACCAAGAAGGATTTGAAAAAAAGTCGAAAAGATTACGACGATTATATGGAAGCACATCAGCGGGATTTTCTTCAACCAGTCAATCCTTATTATAAAGGAGAGTATGGCGAACCTAAAGAATAAATAATAATTAAATCATAAAGATATGTGTGCAACAATCACGAGTTCTCTTCGTAGAGACGCAAACGCAGTTCCACTTCAAGATGTTAATGGGATAACCGTTATAAAATCAATGACTTTCGCAGGTGGAACGACTAACGACCCTGGAGATTATGACGGTACAGGAAACCCCGCTACCCTATTTACTGTTACAGGGGACGTAATTCTTCGGGTATTTGGAATTTGCAAAGTTGATTTAGCTGGAGCTACTGCTACATTAGAGGTGGGAGTTACTGGAACGACTAATAAATTTATTGCTCAGACAACCGCTACTGGCATAGATGCTAACAAAATTTGGCACGACAACTCACCAGACGCTTCAATAGAACTTGATTCGGTTTCTACTCCTTGGATAGTTTCTAATGGCCAGGATGTAATCCAAACAGTAGGAACGGCTAATATTACGGCTGGAAGAATTGATTATTATTGCCAATTTCGTCCCTTGTCTAGTGATGGGGATGTTACGGCTACCTAAATATGAATTCAATCAAAAGGGATGAAAATCGAGTAACAGTTGGAGCGGGCTGGAACGGGTCAGATGTTGAAATGTTACGTTGCGATTCAGTTACTGGAAGATTGTTGTTAGACGCAGAATTTGAAACAGCTTCAACGCCAACATTAAGGGAATCAGCTTACAGAGATGAAAATCACAAAGGAACAAGTTTGGGAGTAACAGATGATATTAACCAAACAATAAGTCCCTTATTGGTTAAAACTTCCAATGGGAGATTACTAGTAGATTTCATTTTTGAATAATGGTTGCAAATTTAAAAAGAGATGATAACAGAGTAACAGTATTGGGAGCAGTAACTGATGATAGTAACCAAACTGTCTCTAATTTACTTGTCGACCCTACAACAAAGCGACTTAAGGTTTCAATGACTCAGGGAAGTATTGTTACTGGTCCAAGTTCATCTATCAACGAAAATATCTCCGTATTTGATGGAACAGGAGGAAACAAAATAAAGGACGGTGGAAAAAAAATATCCGATTTATTATATTTAGACCAGACAACACCACAGACAATATCAAACGGAGTGCCTTTGATGACTACTGCAGTTGATGGAGCTGGGTCACAAAATCAGTTGGTCAATAAAGAGTATGTTGATTTGGCAGTTGCTTCTTTGGAATTGAGTGAATTTTTTCACGATGATGCTTCTGATATAGGGGGAATTTACTATTTAATGGACGAAACAGAAGATACGGCTGGGACTGTTGTTTCTGCGGCTGTGCCAACTGGGACTGCAAACATTTTCAACTTCGCGACTGCGGCTAATAAACCGCACTTAAATAGGTTAGTAGTAGGGGTATATAACTCTCACTTCCATATTTATCGCTCGGTAAGTGCTACACGCACCGTATCTATTTATTTTGAACTATATAAAAGAACATCTGGCGGGTCTGAAACATTACTTTCAACTTCAGAGACGCAGCAAATTACCACAACCTCAACAAGTTATGAAATACACTGCGTTTTGGCAACTGAAGAAACTTTAGATGTAACAGACAGATTAGTCATTAAATGGTATGCTACTGTAACCGGAGCTGGAGGGGCAGACCCAACTGTTACTATGGACGTAGGTGGAACGAAGAATAGCCATTTTTCGGTGAATGTTAATGCTACTGAACTTAAGTCCATATTTGTTCCTTACACAGGAGCGGAAGACAATGTTGTCCTTGGAGCAAAGACACTATCTACTACTGCGGGACTAATCACTCCCAAAATTTATCCTTCCGCTGACTCTACTACGGCTATTCAAATTACTAAGGCGGACGGAACAACTAATATTCTCAGTGTTGATTCTACCAATAGTAGAATAGGGATAGGGAACGCCGCCCCAAATGAAGCCCTAGAAGTAACGGGAAACATTAGAACTAGCGGAGTATATAAAATTGGTACTCAACAAGTACTTACACTAGGTGCTGGCTCGCTTACGGGTAATCTGATTGTGGGAGACGGGGGCGGAAGTTTGACACACGCGAGCGGAAGTGAGGGATATTACAATACAACTATCGGCTTGGGAGCGGGAAATGGATTGACGACCGGATACAGCAATTTCTTCGGCGGGTATCAGGCGGGGTATGGTAATCAGACGGGGGCAGGAATTGTGGCGATTGGGTATCAGGCGGGATATAGTAATACTGTTAGTAACGGCACTTTTATTGGGACTTCTGCGGGAAACGCTAATACCACCGGCGCAGTGAATACGTTTGTAGGAAGTGCAGCTGGTCTTCTAAACCAGAGCGGCAGTTATAACGCCTTCTTCGGCTATGCGGCGGGAAGAGCCAATGTTTCTGCGGAAAGAAATACAATGGTCGGACATTATGCTGGATACAGCAACACGGGCTCGTATAATACTTTTATCGGCCAACAAGCGGGAACCAGTAATACTTCCGGCGCGGAAAATGTTTTTATTGGCCAAAACGCTGCCTATTACAACCAAACCGGCTCTAATAATGTGGTGGTTGGAAAACAGTCCGGCGGAATAGGATCAGGAGCGGTGAATTCTTTTAGTAACAACACCTTCATCGGATACGCGTCTGGTTACTCCACCACCACCGGCGGCAACAATTTCTTCGGCGGGTATCAGGCGGGGTATACGAATGCAACAGGAGCTGGCAATGTGTTCCTCGGTTATCAGGCGGGGTATAACAATACAGTAGGCTATAACACTTTTATTGGCTACCGAACGGGACTGAACAATACTTCTGGTGTAGGAAACTTCTATGGGGGGTCGCAGGCGGGAATTTATAACCAGACTGGTAGTTATAATGTTTTGATCGGACTTGAATCGGGCTACGGCGCTGCTTCCAACTCTTACTCTTACAACACTTTCATTGGTTATCAGACAGGATACAGTATTACTACTGGCGGGAACAACTTTTTTGGCGGCACTCAGGCAGGTTATTTTAATCAAACTGGTTCTAATAATGTTTTAATTGGTCTCCAATCGGGAATTGGCGTCGCCTCCAACTCCTACTCCAACAACACCTTCATTGGCTACCAAACGGGCTACTCCACCACCACCGGCGGGAATAACTTTTTCGGCGGGTACAAGGCGGGGTATGCAAACTCTAGTGGAGCAGAAAATACATTTTTGGGTTACGACTCTGGTAAAGCTAGCACAACGGGTTTACAAAACGTATTTACTGGAACGTCAGCGGGACAATCTAATACAACAGGGAGTTACAATATTTATTTGGGAGTGTATTCGGGCAATTTTAACCAGACAGGCGCTTATAATACAGTTATTGGTTATCAGTCTGGGCGTGGCGTCGCCACTAACTCCTACTCTAACAACACCTTTATCGGCTATCAGACGGGGTATTCCACCACCACCGGCGGCAATAACTTCTTCGGGGGGTACCGGGCGGGGTATAGTAATCAGACGGGAACAGGATTAACTTTTTTGGGTTACCAGGCGGGGTATAGCAATACCGCAAGCGAAAACACTTTTATCGGAAATGAAGCGGGATATTCAAACAATACGGGAATAGAAGGTGTTATGATGGGTTACAGGGCAGGTTATGCTAACACTTCAGGCAATTATAATACTTTCATAGGAAGAGCAGCGGGAAGATACACTCAAACAGGCGGATACAATACTGTTGTTGGTAGTTACGCCGGTTTTGGCGTTTCCACTAATTCATATTCTTACAATACTTATCTTGGCTACGAAAGCGGACAAGGAACAACGACTGGTGGTAACAATCTATACGGCGGCTACCGCGCTGGCTACACCGGCACAACCGCCGCCAACTCGGTCGCTCTTGGCTATCAAGCCGGTTACACCAATGCCACGGGAACAGGCAATGTCTTTCTGGGCTACCAAGCTGGCTATTACGAAACCGGCAGTAATAAATTATTCATTGACAACCAACAAAGAGCCAGCGAAGCGGACGCGAGGACGAAAGCGTTGATTTATGGTATATTTGATGCAGCCACGGCCAATCAGGAACTTACCTTCAACGCAGGCAAAATGGGTTTCCACGGAACGGCGGCAGTTGCGCAGACAACGGGGTGGTTAGTAAGCAACAAAACAGTAGATAAGATTCTCGACTGCGATGCAACTACCCTAGACGAAGTGGCAGATGTTCAGGGAACTTTAATAGATATATTAAAAGCCAACGGGCTATTAGGAGCATAATTTTTAAGTTAAAAAAAATGAAAGGGGGTAAATAAAATGATTTTTACAAAAGAAGGAAGAATAACTCTTGAGGGTTCTAATACATATATTAACTAATTAAAAACAATGGCAAACTACAAAACAGTGGAACAAGGAGACAGGGTTTTAGTAGAAAAAAGTGAAAGCAAAACTATTAAGACGGTTATCGATGTAGAACAAAAAAAACTGGAATGCGAGCAAATCGACAATGAAATTGCAAACTTGATTGCAAAAAAAAATGAGATAATTGCAGAGTTAGAAGCGATAAATGCAAGTGGAGTGGTAACAGTTGATGCAATTCCCGCGCCAGTAGAAATTAAATAATTAAATAAATTTTATGAAATTTAACCTGAGAATTATTCTAAAAGACCTTGAAGGCAAAGACCTTATTCATGAAGACAATAAAACACCACTAACTGCTGGACTTACAGCTGTTTCGGCTCTTTTAAATCCAGAGATGGAAGAAAGGGGAGAGCCAAAAAAGTTAGACGCTACCGAAATAATTAAGCGATATGAGTTGGCTAAAAAGATAACCGAACACTTAAAAGGAGAAGAAGATATTGAATTGGAAGTCGAAGAAGTTACAAAAATAAAGGAACTAGTTGCAAAGCGATACCTTCCTTTAGCAACAGGGCGGTTTTATGATTTACTTAAAGAGCAAGAAAAAAACATTCAAAAAACTGAAAAAGTTGAAGAAAAAAGTGAATAGTTAGATTCCGCAGGAGGGTGGAAACGTAACTATTAAACTAAAACGATGCCGGACTCTCGCAGTGGAGCTATACCAAGTAATATAACAATGTCAGCTTCCCAGTCAATAAGAAGGAATGCTGCTAATGACGGGTTTGAATCTTGGACAACCCCCACTGAAATTGCCGCTCCTACTGGCGCGATAGTAGAATGGGCGGCGAGAGTCGCTCCCACCAGTTGGCTTCTCTGTGATGGGAGTGCCGTTTCCCGTTCAACTTATTCCGCCCTATTTAATGTTCTTGTTCCAAGTCGTGGAGAGGCTACTATGACAATCGCGACCCCTTGTGTTGTTACCTTATCCGCTCACGGTTTAATCACTGGAGACGCTATTTATTTTACTACCACTGGAGCTTTGCCGACAGGTCTTGCGGCTGATACCCTTTATTACGTGGTTTATATCAACTCGTCCACATTTAATCTTGCTACTTCTCGAGCTAATGCGTTCGCGGGGACTAAAATAAACACTTCTGGAACTCAATCAGGTAATCATACTCTTTATGAGTGCCCGTGGGGGCTAGGAAATGGTTCTACTACCTTTAATGTTCCAAATAGAGTGGGAAACGTTGGTGTTGGACTAAATACTGTGGATACCACTGATTTTACAAATATAGGAAAAACTGGAGGAGAAAAGACCCATACTTTAGTGGTGGCGGAAATGCCCGCTCACAATCACACTTATTATCGTGCTCCAGTTAATTCAGGTTCATTGGACTTTACTACGGGGTCTTACAATACCAATCAAGTTCAAAATACTGGCTCGACTGGAGGAGATGGAGCGCACAACAACATCCAACCTTATATGGTATTTAATTACATAATCAAAACATAATGACAGTTTGGAATAAACCATTAACAAACAAGACAAGTTGGACAAAGCCATCAGATGTAAAAAGCGTTTGGAGTAAATCTTCTAAAAGTAAGGATGGCTGGAACAAATCGGCAACCACTCCGCAAACGGTTGAGACGGGTTTTTTGATTCAGGAAAATGGAAAGAAATTGCTTCAGGAAAACGGATATGATATTCTTTATGAAAGATTGTCGGCTTTTAGAAAAGTAGCAAATTTAATTAAAACGATATGGCAGAAGATTTAAAAATATCAGAACTACCAGAAACAGTTTCGGCAACCCAAACAGACCCGCTTCCAGTTGTCAACGGGGGGGTTACTTCACGTATTACTAAAGCTAATTATCTTAATCTGGATACTGACGGAACTCTGGCAGGAAACTCCGATACGAGAATACCTAGCCAGAAGGCTATAAAAACTTATTCCGACACCAAAATAGCTTCTACATATCTGGATACTGATGTTACTCTGGCTGCCAATTCAGACAGCAAGATTGCCACCCAAAAAGCCACAAAAACTTACGCTAACACAAAATATCCTGTTTTCAATGTTGTAAGTTACGGAGCGACGGGGGACGGTTCTACCGATGATTCAACCGCAATTCAGAGTTGTATTACTGCGGTTTCTACGGCTGGGGGTGGTGTAATTGTTTTTCCCAAAGGAGTTTATAAAGTAGGCACTACCATTACAATGCCCAATAACTGTTTAGTGTTGGGACTTGGCGGATTATCTAATGGTTCTAATGACGGAGGTGTATATAACGGAGCGGTGGAAATAATTGCCAAATCAACTTTATCTGGTGATTTAATAGATATAAGTGATAAGATAAGTATAACTTTCCAAGATATACGTTTTGACGGCGATAAAGATTATACCAGTTTTACGGGCAGTTTAATCAAGGGAATTTACACATCGGCGGGAAATAAGAATATAACCTTTGAGCGGTGCTCTTTCCAGAACTCTCCCAATTCTGGAAATTATGCTATTAGGACACAAACAAGCACGGGAACTATGAGCGGAATAACTTTTAAAGATTGTCGTTTTACTAATAATCAGCAGGGAGTGTATAACGCTTTGGGAAAAGTAGTATGGACTAAATTTATCAACTGTGTAATTAGCGACAATGTACGGTCAGACAATGCTGGAGTACTAAGATTTATAAATTCCAACTGTCTTGTTGATAATTGCGATATGGAAGGAAATACAGGCACGTTTATTAAAGCGGTGGGGGGTGCGGATGTCGCTTCGGTGATTTCAATTCACGATAACGACTTAGAAGCGTATGGGGCGTATAACCTTATTGATATTGATTCTTTTTCGGGAGGTATTGTGCACGATAACGAAGGTGTTACGATGGGAGGTTCAGCGATAAGAATGGTCGCTTGTAATAATTACAATGTTCACGATAATAATTTTACTGGAACTACTAATAACGGATACGGATGTTATGTAGTGGGAAATTCGGACAGATTTAATGTGCAAGATAATACATTTTACGGCGATTTCTTTAGTGGAATAACGCTAGAAACTGGTTACACAATGAATAATTATATTGTAACTGGAAATAATACTACGGATGGTGTCGTCGATAATGGCGGCGGCAGTACTAAGTCGGTAGCCCATAATTTATAATTTACAAAAAAATGTTTACATATACCACTTCTAGAAATTTGTTTGGAACTCTTACGGGTAATAATAGTTCTTCTAATCTTACTTTAGGAGATACTCTAATTAACAGTTCTGATGCCGATATAATAAATTACAAGCGGTGGGATTTCTTGGAAACTTCCCGCTATTGTTCAACTGTTGCCAGCCAACAGATGTATTCCAACCCCAATTCACTAGATACACTAAAATCGGTTTATGTTACAATTTCTAACATTAAGTATATCCCCAGAGAATGCCCCGACAGAGACACTTGGAATAGGTTGAAC